CATTTTTGTATTTTTCTTCCTGTATTCGTTCTTCTCGAATGAATGCTGCTAAGGCTTCTTCAGCCTCAATCTTTGAATCAAAAGTTCCAAGAGTTGTGTGTCCGTGCTTCTTACCAATTCTTACTCGGTAACGATTGTTTGCACGTTTCTCAACTGTGCCATAAGGTCGTACTTCTTTCATCTGTCCTCTTTCTCGGTTAGATCACAATATCGTTTGAAATTGTACAAAACTGTAATAAACCCAGCGAGTCCAAGAATAATTAAAATAATTCCTTGAAAGATGAGCGCAGGATTCACCTTTAGTACCAACCTTTTCTGTTGTGAAACGCTAAAGCCTTACAAGGAGTTCCAAATCTTTTAGAAATGTAACTCATTCCCCAATTTACTTGGGTGTAAGGATTTGTTGCGAAATCAACTCCGTGAGAAACCATTTTTGCAGCGGGTAATGCTTGCGGTATTCCGTAAGCACCACTTGATGCATTTCTGGCTCTCCAAGGCTTCTTTTTTGTCTGCCACGAACTTTCTCTTTGCCACAACTCGTCAATACATTTCCATTGTGTTGCAGAGTACTGCTCGCGCACATACTGTCTAACTGCTGTTATTGCTACTTTCTCATCTTGATCAACATAAGTTGGCGCAAGTAATAGGAGTAGTTTTTCTAGCAATAGATTCCTAACCTAGTTGGATGGCGTTTCCCAAGGATCATAATCTGCGCCTTTTTTGGCTCTCACCAAGTTATAGAACACAGAAGATTCACCTTGTTGTTTTGTTTTTTGCAAATCTGCAATGAAATGTGAAATTTGTTTCATAGAGAAATCTTCAAGTGTTTTGCACTTATATTCCTCACACGCCCACTTCATTACATCCTCGTTGCTGAATTCCAATCGTTGTGCGATTTCTTTCAACATAGAGATTGCAAAACCTATTTGTTTTTCTGTTGCTTTAGCACGACCCATAGGGCCATCTGCAACATTCATTGGCTTAGATTCTTTAGCAACCACACGTTCCATTTCTTCGCGTGATGGTCTTGGCTCATTCTTACGAGTTGAAAGACCAAGAGTTGCAATACATCTACCAATCGCAGAAGTAGAACAAGTTTCCAGCGGAAAGTTCTTTGTAGTTATTGATGCACCAACAGTTTCTTGAGCATAATCTGTTGCACTAGGAACTTGATCAGTAATATTTTTGTACGCTGATGCTTTCACAATGTAAGAAGTATCAGAATGGTAAACAAGTTCTGTTTCTAAACGACCATTCGGATACAACGACCAAAACTCTGCAATTCTTTCCTGAACTGTGGCATACGAACTTAAATCAAAACCCATCAGTAATCCTCTCCGCAGGTGCAAACGATTTGAAAACAAGTCCCGCATCTGGCATCAGCCAAATCGGCCTGAATAGCAAGCCATTTAGTTTTGGCTTGAATAGATAATTTGTCCCAGATTTCTGGGTCTGTAATATTAGGCAATTCTTGTCCTTTCCCTGTTATACACAATATAAAGGGTCGGTCTGACAAAAGTTAGATAGAGGGGACTTTCAGCGTGTCCTCAAGGACTTGGACTCTTTGATCCATTTTCTCTAACTTAGATTCAATTCTTTTAATCCCACGAATAGCATCTGGTAACGATTTTCCGCCGTTACTCGTAGGCGAAATTGGGTAAGTGGCCTTATCAATATAATTCTGAATCGGTTTAACAACCACATATTTAACAATCACATAAACAACAGCACCAATAGCCGACAAAGCACCAGCAATCTGGCCAGCCATAATAATTGCGTTAGTCATCAGATTCCCTTATAGGAAGAGTTACGAGCCATATTACAAGACCACCGAGGATAAGAAAACCAGTTACTTGCTTCGCGCTGCCGTCAAGTGTGAAAAAAGCAATAAGTAATCCGACATATACCCAAGTATCATTTGTCATAGCAACAACATATTTTCTAAACCAGTTCAACATTTATTTCCTAAACCTTTGACTTTGTGATACAGAAACAGATGCAATAGAAGCAATTTGACTAACAATAATTGCGCCCACAACAACAGACTGCGATTCCTCGCGTTGTTCCTGAGTCATATCTGATCCAACATTTAATATCGCTTCAGTTGCCGCAAAAACTTCAGCAATTCCAGGTATTTCTGCAAGCGCAGTTGGTAACTCTAATTCTATTGTATTTTCAGCAATGTATTCCAAATTAATTTGCTCTTGCATTTGTTCTTGTAGTTCCTCTACACTCAACTCAGGTTCTTCGATTGGAGTTTCAATTGTTTCTGGTTCAACTATTTGCTCAACTATCTCTGGTTCTAGCGTTACTATCTGTGTCGGCTCTGGCGTTGGTAATGTCGTTGGAACTACCTCAACAAAAGTCTCTTCGTTATTTGAGTTATCTGTTGCTGTTTCTTGGGTTGGTAATGGCGTTAATTCTTGTGTCGGGGTTGGTGTAGGTGAAACTTCTGTCGGTGTTGGTTCGGGTGTTGCGCTGGGAGTTGGCTCACTTGTGGGAGTCGGCTCTGCTGTCGGCTGTTGGATTGTTGTTGGTGTTGGCGTGGCTGTTGGAATGGTTGTAACACCAGACCAAGTTAAAAGATAACTACCATTAGGTAACTGATTACAACACATATAAGCAAAAGAAGTAGCACGAATAAAATAAATACCTGAATCAATAGGTGCAGTAATAATTGATGCTAAAACATTTGTTGCAGAATGCGCACCATCATCATTAGCAAAAAGTTTAGTTGTACCTTGCCAAAGTTCAATCCACGAATCAATAAAACCAGGATTAGTTTGAGGTGTACCAGTAGTTGTTTGAACAGTTAAAGTTGTTGGCTCAGTAGCCTCAACAGGCACATCAACATAAGGTGTTTGTTGATCTAAAACAATTGTTGTTTCATCAGCAAACGCGGGAGACATAACAAAACCCACTAAGAGTAATGACAAAATTAAGCGCAGTTTGGTGCGCCTATTCAATTATGCTTCCAGAATTCCTTTAGGATCAATATCTTTACCAGCAGACCAACGAATGTTATCTCTCATTTCAAAATGCAAATGAGGACCAGAAGAATTACCAGTATTACCACTCAAACCAATTTCTTGACCTTTAACAACTTGGTCGCCTGCTTTGACATTAAGTTTTGAAAGATGAGCATAAATAACCCATCCACCCTCAACTTTTTGTACTGCTTGAGTTCCATAAGATTTTCCCCAGTTGGCTGGTTCAATTTTTCCGTCAGCAACAGCAAGAACAGGTGTTCCTGTTTTAACAGCAAAATCTACGCCTGTGTGATAACCCTTAGACCACATTTTCCCAAGTTTTTTGTAAGGTGTTGTGATTTTGCCATCTTTAATTGGCAAAGCCATTATTTTCCGCCCTCAGCCTTTTTATTAGCACGTTTGAATACAGCATCAACTTCATCTTCTGTAAGTTGGCCATCATCTAAGAATGCTTTGGCTAAATCTGTAAGAACTTTTGATACACCTAATGCTCCAGCGATAAGTGCTGATTGAACTGGCTCTACGCCAGCGAATGCACCAGCACCGATAGCAGGAAGTGCCATAGTCATAAATAAAGCAATTGATCTAAAAATTACGTCTTTAACAATTGATAATTTCATTCTGTTATTTCATCCCATTCTTGAGTTAATTCGTTCCATTCATAAAATTTGTCGTCAGTTGGGTAAGGTACTGGTGATTCCCAAATACAAGAATCTTCGTTTAATATCCAAGATGGATAAGGTTGTGGTGCATAGAAAGCATCACGTGCTTCATCATAAACATAACCAATGCCAGCATAATTTTTACGCAATGCTTTTGTTTGATCAGCGGATGGTTCGTTTCTGTCAGGGTTGTAGTGAACTCCGCCTCTTGTGTTGTATGAGGTTTGTATCCAAGTTCCTGTGTATCGTGTTTCACGATTTGAATTAAAGTAATCTTCGTCTACAACGTTTACTTGTGTGACGATTCCGTCTACTACTTTTGCAAAATGTGCCATAATGTTTCCTATTCTATCTTGTTAAATATTTGTTAAATATCTTGTAATAACAATTCCTGAACCGCCTGCTTTTGCAACAGTTGTTGTTGCGTTACCAGCACCGCCGCCGCCGCCACCAGTATTGATTCCACCAGCAGTTGCAGCAACTACTAAGGCTCCATCAGCAGCACGACCACCAGTTCCACCACCACCAGTACCACCAGAACCACTTGTACCAGTATTAGAAGGAGAAGCCCTACCAGCACCACCACCACCTCCGCGTGTTACAGATGTTCCAGTAATTGACGAAGCAGTACCATTACCACCATTACCAGCACTTATTGAAGCCGTACTTCCATTAGCACCAACAGCAGAAGCACCACCACCGCCACCACCATTTCTATTTCCAGAACTTCCGTCACCACTGCCACCATTATTACCTTGACCTGATGGGCTTGCGCTACCACCTGCAGTAGTACCATCTGGATTACCTGAACCGCCTCCACCTGAACCACCATTATTTCCTACTGAAGAAGTAACACCAGCACCACCACCAGTTGAGGTTATAGAACCAAAAACGGAATTAACACCATTTGTATCTATGGCACCACCACCGCCAACAGTTACAGTGTTTGAAAAAGTTGTAAGGAATAAAGAATTTGAACGATAACCACCTGCACCGCCACCGCCACCTGCAGCAGCACTACCGCCACCTGCACCACCAGCAACAACAAGATACTCAATTGGTAAACCTGAATCAGAATAATATCTGTAACCAGTACCCTTAACACTTCCAACTAATGCAAAAGTTCCATCTGCTGTGAAAGAATGAATACGAAAATTACCTGAAGTTGTTATTGTTCCACCAGTAGGCAAAACATATTGTGCATCAACATCAGTTGAATTATATTTTTTACCAGCAATTGTTGATCCACCTGCACGTCTTATCGCCATTATGCTAAATACCTCACTATAACTATTCCAGAACCACCAGAAGCAGAAACACCAGTACTATTAGAAGCGCCACCACCACCGCCGCCAGTGTTTACAGTTCCAGCCGTTCCCCCAGTGCCTGTAGTGTTACTACCAGCACCACCGCCGCCAGAGCCACCAGCACCGCCAGTTCTACCCGCTCCTCCACTAAGCCCACCACCGCCACCGCCTGCGCGTGTAACAGAAGTTCCTGTTATTGATGAAGTTACACCAGCGCCACCAACGCCACCATTATTTGCAGTAGGGGTTCCGCCTACTCCACTTGCACCGCCACCGCCACCACTTGGGTCTCCTGTAGCAAGTGCATTAGGTCCACCAGCACGACCTTGATTTGCAGTTCCTGCACCACCTGTAAAAATAGAACCACCACTACCACCGCCACCGCCACCAGAACCACCAGTAGAACCATTTGTATTATTAGGACCAGCCTTTCCACCACCAGTGGAGGTAATAGAACTAAAAACAGAATTTGAACCATTAGCATCAGAAGCACCACCAGCACCAACGGTAACTGTGTAATTTCCAGTTGATAAAGACAACGGTGATTCAGCACTTGCACCACCACCAGAAGATTCACCACCTACTGAGCAACGATAACCACCAGCACCACCGCCACCACCAACAGATGAACCACCAGTTCCACCACCTGCAACAACTAAGTACTCAACATTCAAAGGCTTCTTAGCAGAAAAAGTACCATCAGCCAAAAAAGTATGAATGAAATAACCATCTTTATATGTAACAGTTCCACCAGTAGCAGGAACAGCATCAGAAGTTCTACCGAACTTTAACCCGCTGGTGATATTAGAAGAAACAAATCTTCTTATCGCCATAATTAGTTAATTTCTGCGCCGAAAGCATTAAAAGTAAGATTTGTTGTTCCAGAATAAACTGAAATAACATCATTACCATTCAATGTAATACCCAAAGTCAAAGCAATAGTGTCGTTCGCTGGGCAAGAAGCATCATAAGCAACATAATGTTTATTAGCAATAGATTCACCATCAGGGCGAACAGCAATACGATAAGTGTCAGCAGCAGTACCACGATTAGCAATAGTGATCGTGGAAATAACTGCTTGTTCGGAAGCACCCGCTGTATATAAATCTTGTAAAGATGCTGTTCCGACTGTTTGTCCGAGAACTGCGTATGTTGTTGTTGGCATTATTTTCTCCTTATGCGCCCATCAATAAAAATTCGTTAAAAGTTGCTCCGCCGCCACCAGAAGTAAAGGCTTGCCACGCAGCACCATCATAATATTCCAAAGCATTAGTGTCAGTTAAATAAGTGAACATTCCCTCACTAGGTGAAGCAATCGCACTACCACGTGCAGCAGTTCCAGCAAAAACCATCAAAGATTGTTGCATCAAAAAAGTGTTTACTTGGGCTGCTGTTAAGACATCACCAGCAGTAAACGTTCTAAAACCTGCACCTGCCATTTAACTACCTTTCTTTAGAGTCATTCTAATTGCCTAATCGACCTGTGTCGAGTAGACCAAAAACTTCATCATCAAGCACGAATTCGGCAAAATCAAGGGTACTTAACTTGAATGTTAGTTCGTGAACAAATATACCAATATTGTGTTCAATACCAATTATCTCCCCATATTTAACAATCTGAGAACCAATATTGTTAGGGGTAAATTTCACTTCAATTTGATTCGCTAAATCTAAAGCCAATAAATTGTTTTGTTGTTGTGTTGTGAGTTCAGACATTTGAACAGTAATAGAATCGAAACGGTATTCAGGTTCAGAATACTCACCGAGTAAAGAATCAGCCAAAGCCAAAGCATCAACATCAGAATTAAACAACAAATTATCTAAGTTATATGAAGAAATACCATAAGCAGATTGCGAACCAAAATCATCAACAGTTTGAGGATTACCACCAGCCCTGGTCACAACAACACGGTTATACAAAAACTCTGAACCATAAACAACTGCAACATTGGAAAAAGGAATACCAGTACCATCATCACTTAAAACAACTAAATCAGTAGAACTTGGACCTGACAAAGTATCTTGAAAAGTTGCGTTACCAGAGTTATCAATAAAGAATGATCCACCCTCAGTTTGCTCAACAAGTTGTAGATAAGTTAAAGCACCAGTACCATCATCAACTACATCACCTTGCAAATTTATTGTTCCAACATCAATGTTTCTGTTTGCTAAAGGCCAATTAACTTCAGGCCTATTCAAAACGGCGTTAATTCTTGCACCAGTCAATTGTGGAATAGCAGTATGAGCGGCTAAGGCTTGTGTGGCCAACAAAGTAAAACCATCAGAAGCCAAAGCAACAGCCTGATTATCACCAGATGGTTGATACAACAAATTCCAATCATCAATCAAACCATAAAAAACTGCTGAACCGTTAGATTTAATTCTTATTTCACGGTGAGGAACAATCTGACCGAAATAAGGACTTGAAGTATAAAGGGGATCAAAAACACGTGTTGTGTTATCAAAAATAACTTCTAGGTTACCTGAATCATATCTATCAAGTTCACGACTTTTACCACGATCAGTATTTATTGAAATCACATAATCTGTTACATCATAAAAAAGTGTTCCACCAAGAGTGAACTCTGTGTTATCTAAAACACCTTGAACTTCATCATCAAGAGTGAAAAATGGTCCACCTTGAGAAGTTAAATCAAAACCTATTTCAACTGTTTTTGTTGGTAAAGCCATTTAGACTCTCACAAACACTTGACCAGAGGTGCGTTCATATTTTCTGATTGCTTCAACAATGTCTCTACCGACTTGCGCACCGTTTGTTCCGATACCAGCATTAACGGTTATGTTGTAGGTGCTTCCCATTCCAGCATTTTTACCTGAAAGTGGAATGACTGCTTCAGGTCCTGCTTCACCAATAAGGGCATTAGTTGGGCCTGTAACAATTCCACCCTTAGCCATACGCACAGTTTTATTTTGCAGAGCATAAGCCAAAGCAGTATAAGAAGCCGCTGCTGTTCCAGAAGTTTTCAAAACATTTGCTGCTTTAGCAAACTGTGTTGAAGTTAAAAGTTTGCCTGGTTGTAATTTTGTTCCTGTATCAGTTTCACGTGGTGCTTTACCTGTATCAGTTGATGGTACTGCTGGTGTTGCCCCTGTTGGTAAAGTTTCAACAATAACTTTTAATTCTGATTTTGCTCTTTCTAATTCTGCTCTAATTCCAGCAACCATTGCTTCTGCTTGTTTAACACCAGCATCATAAAAAGCGACAGCGCCAAATTCACCAACTTGATCAGCAACAGTAAAAATAGAATCAACAAGAGTATTTATTTGCTCAACAACAGTTGAACCACCAATAATAATGCTGTCAGCAATCTTTGAACCAGCATCAAAACCTGCATCCAAAACTTGACGAATAGCGCGTTCATTCAAACCAAGAACAACAAGTTGTTTAACTTTGTCAGCAAACAAAGTTGCTTTAGTTGCTTGATCTGCTAAACCTTTTAAGAAATCTTCAGATTCTGCTGCTTTGCCAAAATCTAAAATTCCTGTAATTGTATTTCCGATTGCACCTTTGAAATCATTAAATTTACCTTTTATATCTTCAAGGGCTGATTCTGCTTTACGTAAAGAATCTTCAAGATTATCAACAATTGCTTGAGCCGCACTCTTTGCAGCATCTTTAGCCTTACCCATAGCAGTAGAAGATTCGTTTAATCCTTGGTTCATATCATCAATAGCAGGAACAACTTGATCAGCAACATTCATACCTAAAGTATCTGTTTGTGCTGCTAAAGCACCCATAGAGTTTTTGGCTTCAACTGCGCTGAAAGATAAACGACCAAAAGCAACTTCTGAAATTTCACCAATTTCTTCAATATCTACACCAAAGAACTTCAAGCCTCTGATCACTTTATTGATAGTTTGAATGAAGAAGTTCAAACCTTTGATTGCATAGTTTATTGCGCCCTCAACGAATCCAATAAATGCGTTTCCTAGTTTTGCTATTCCTTGACGGAATGTGTCAGAAGTTTTCCAAGCCCTGATAACAACTATTGATAAGGCAACAAGACCTGCGATCACTAAACCAACTGGACTCAATAAAAAGGTTAGATTAAGTATTTTGAAAACTTCAATAAATGTTTTTATCGAACCAATTAAACTTCCAAAGATAAATAATAAAGGTCCGACTGCTGCAACAAATAAACCAATTTTAAGACCGACTTCAATAACTTTAGGACTCAAACTTGTCATAAAATCAGCAAAACGTTGAACTAAAGGAATAACATCTTTTCTTAAAACATCAACAAATTGAAGTACAACTGGGAGTAAAGCAGTTCCAATTTGTGCTTTAACGTTAGAAACTTCTGCTTGTAAAAACTTCATTTGGTTAGCAAACCCACCAGAAGTTCTTGCAACGTCTCCTTGCTGTAATGCTGTGTCTTTAAGGATTAACGAATAGGCCGCTTGCGTTTTAATTGCAATTGGTAATGTTCCAGAAGTGGTTGTAATTAAACCAAGTCTTAACGCTTCCTCTTTAAGTCTTACTTCATTAAGGGCAACGCCAAAACGTTTTAATGGTTCAGTTTCACCTGAAAGACCTGAACGTAAAGCAACCAATGCGTCATCAATTGGAACGTTGTTGAAAGAAGCCATATCTGCTGCAAGTTCAACAAGTCGCATTGACATATCTTGTGCTTGCTTAGAACCAAGACCGAATGCTCTGAAAAGGTTTCCGTAAGTTCCAGCAGCCTCTAATGCTTGTTGTTGTGAAACACCAAATGCTGTGCTTGTAGTTTTAGACCAATTTTGAACTGCTTGCGCGTTAGCACCAAAAACAGCATTGGTTTTGGACATAGATTCTTGAAGTGTTGATCCTGCTTGAACAAGTTTGTAGATACCAGCACTTGCAACAGCCAACGGAACTGTCACATTTTTTGTGAGGCTTGTTCCAATTGCTTTGAAACCATCACCGATAGCACCAAATTTACCTAAAGTAGTTTTGGCTCTCTCAAACTCTCTAACAGCAGACTTGATTCCTTTGTCATCAAATTGCGTGAGAATCGGGACAATAATTGCCATTATTTAACCACCAATAAGTTTCTGTTTACTTTCGCTGATGCTTCTTGTAAAGAACGTTCAATACTATTATCAATCAAATTCTGATTTTTCAAAGCGGCAGGCCAAACAAAGCGAGATGCTTTGTGAAAATTATTCAAATTACGAATCAATGCTGTGCCTTGACCATTCAATCTGTAACCAGTTGGCCTACGACCAGATGGTTTAGAACGACCAGATGAACGACCAGTAGTTTTCTTACGACCAGCCATATCAGCAATAGCCAAAGCACGACCTTTAACAACAACTTTTAACAATGCTGTTGGTGTGTTACCTCTAGGTTTTTTTCTACCAGTTTTAACTTCAGTTTTGTTATCAGATGATCTGAAAGCAGTAGCGCCACTATGGGTAAAACCAGTTAGAGGAACAGATTTAGGTAAAGCATTCTCAATGCCTTTAGCGAAAGGTAAAGAAGCATTTTTAATATCAGAATTTAACTGATCATATAAAGTTTTATCTAATGCTTTAATTTCTATTAGAGTTTCACGTAAACCACGAACTTCAGTTGAAAGTCCAATAGCCACAATTACCTCTTATTTTGTTCGGATGCTTTCCAACGCAAGTACATTCCTAATGTGAAAAGCATACGGTCAGACTCTTGTAAAAGCAAAGAGGGAGCAATCCCAGTTTCACAAGCCAAAAAAGCGATATACCAATGCTCAGAGGTTTCTCCGAGCGGCTTTATTTTGGGTCTGAGTCGCTAACACCAATTTCATCAACTTCATCTAACCAATTATCAAATTCTTTTTTAGTTGCATTGGTTCTTTTTTCAGAATGCCAAGCAAGAAAAAGCAGATCAGTAAGTTTGAACTCTGATTCGAGTTTTGCTACTGACCTGCTGTACTTTTCTTCAAACGCAACTAGGTCTCTTGCTGAACAAACTATTTCTTTAGAATTACCATCATTGTAATTCACGCGCAGGTTGATTTTCATTTGTTTCCTTTTTTAATTAGGCAGCAGTTCCGCGAACTACTGAGCCAGATACAGGCCAAGTAACAGAAAGTGTAGCAATATCGCCAACGCTTGATGCGAATGGTGAGTATTGGGTTACCAATGCTGTCATTGTGTAAGTTGGGTTTG